CAAAGAAGTCTTCCGGCTTCAGCAATCCGTCTCCGATGAGCGTATGGACCCGTGAGATGCAATTGGCTGCCATGGCCAACGACCGCATCGGATTCGCTGATGCCTACCAGCGTGCGCTTGCGGCAGCGCGGGAGACCGTATCGCAGGATTAGCGCATTGCTCCAGACAAGCGGGAACGAGAAGCTGTTGCCCGCGTGCTGGCATCATGGAAATCCCGCAATCCATTCTCTGGCCTCGCATCGACCCCTACTCCCGACCAGATCGCGCAGTTGATTGGCGCGATGAACGAGGACGGGCGAAAGGATGTCATGGATGCGATGAAGCAGTATCAGGCGTACACGGCGCTGATTGCTCCGTCGAAGGCAGAGAAAGATTATCGTCGCCGGCTGAACACGCTGCGCTCGCAGTCAAATCCGGTGCAAATGATGGAGCGGTTGCGGAGACAGTCGGCGGCGCAAATGATCCTGCAATGAATCCGTGCCCCTTCTGCAATGAGATCAGGATTGTATTGTGCTGCGAAATCGGCCCGGTCTCGTGGGCGCATCCCGATGAATCGGAAACCCCGCATGATGACGGTCATATTTATTACTATGCGTGTAGCGGATGCGGAGCGCGTGGGCCATCGTCTAATCAGAGAGATCGTGTATGGGCGTATTGGCAGCGGCGGCAATCGGCGAACGGGATGTTTACTGCCCCGTAGTATAATTCTCAAGTTTTTGTTCAGCCAGCGCCTCGTCAGTAGTAACCCCAAGCTTCTCGCAATACTCTATGGCTTCATTTATGTAACGAAGCCTGATATTGTCGTTTTTTTCTTGGGGCACTAAAAGAAGGTTGCCCATAATTTCTATTCGTCGCATAACTTCTTCCTCAATAAATAATTTATTGCTGTCCGTGTTTTTAATAACACCATGAGATATGGCGCATAGAATGTCGTGATAAAGCTGTAGATCGAAATACTCAGGCGTGTCTTTTGCAAAGAACGTATTGCACCCAAGGCAGAAAAATCCGTTGAGAAATCTTTGCCTGTCGTGGTGCAGATATGGCCCTTTCGTGCAGTGAAATTTGATTTTCATATTGTTTGTCTATTGTAATAATGGTGATATATTGGCGGCAATCGACTGGAGCGATGATGGCGTGCCCATGAGATAAGGATTGGGCCGGTAGGCGTGGCGTCCGTAGCCCTGTGTGACGCCAATACTCGCATGGCCCATGAGCTGGGAGATCGTTTCAATCGGCATTCCGGCCTTCTCCAGTCGCAGCTTAAACGTGTGCCGCCAGCCGTTGAAAGTCTTGTTATGATCCAGTCCGCACTTTCTTAACACGGTGCTATAGTAGATGAAATTCTTGAACGGTACGCCTGGGTAGTGGCTCTGGGCATAGGGGAAGCAGTAGAGGCTGTCCGTGTTCAGATTTTTCTTCATCTCATCGAAAATCGCCTTTAGTTCACCGCTGCCGATCAGCGGATTATTGAGCGGGAGAATAAGCTTCCGGCCTGTCTTCTGCGGGTAAAGCACCACGAAGTCTTCGCCTATGGAAGACCACTCGAACCGGCAAATATCCACTTCGCGCAGACCGAGCCAGTAGCTCAGTGCGGTGCCATAGCGCCAGAACGGAGGCACGCCCTCCTTCGCCATTATCACGCGGTATTCTTCGTCCGTAAAAGGCACTGCTGGCGTCCGCTCCCGCTGTTCGTTGGTGAGGCGGGATTTATTTATGCGAAGATCAGCGGCGGCATTAACCTTAGTTGCCCCAATGGCGTAGGCGAAGTTAAAGAACATCTTGATCGCCACGCGCCACAGTTCCCGAGTACTCTCTTTGTAGTCGCCAAAGTTGATAAACGCATGGATTTGGTCGCGGCGCACGGATGACAGGCGCTTGTCGGCCAGTGCTGCTTTTATCATGAACTGGCGCACGGCGGAGATATAGCAGGTGGCCGTCCGATCTGAACGCCCCACCGCCACATCTTTCTGCCAAGCCTCGAATGCGTGGATAAAAAGCATGTTCTCGCCGGACTGCACGACCGGGTATTTGTCGGTGCCGTCGCGGGCCAGTTCAGACAGCTTGGGATCGCCGATGTCGTCGATAGCCTGAAGTGCTTCCTCGATGTCATCCTCTTCGGTGGTCAGCCATTCTTTCTCATTCGTGACCGAATTCTGCACACCTACCGCCCAGTGCTTGTTTTTGTCGCGTTTTAGATTGTGGCCCTTCACCCGCACCTTTGGTTGGTAAAGTTGTGGATTGTCGATCTTATCCTGCTTCTTTAGGTGGTAGCGGAAGCCTTGGGCCTTGGCGCGAAGGGCCAAGAATTCAGGTGATTTGCAGGCGCGCTTGCGTTTTGGCTTTTCAGGCGACGGGGTTTCGGAGTCCATATTCGGTGATGATTCGACTGGCGGTGTAGTTGAGTGAACGGTTATCGGCTTTGGCGAAGCGGCGAACGACAGGCGTTGCCTTTCGATCAAGCAGGACGGATTGGCGTCCTTTGTGGCGGGTCTTCATGTATCCCGAAGTATCTCACTTTTTGCGTAAAGCAAGTATTTTGTTGCGGAAAACACGGAACAACGACTTAATTAACCATAAGACATGGAGACCCGCCAACCGCGAACCCTTTGGGATTATCTGGATGCCTACCCGCCCCCCTACTGCCGTCTGCTCGCCAAAGAGCCAGGTGGTGGCACGCATGACATGGCCATCACTGACGCCATCGTTGCGATTCGCAGCGGCATCCCAATCAACCGGGTGCGGGAAATCTCCATCCAGCCAAACTGGCATGGGGTCAGCACCATCGAAACGCGGCGACTGCTTGAAGCTTTAAATTTCGATCCAACCAACTCGCTCCACCGCGACCGGGTTAAAAAATACGAAAAAATATGTCAGAAGAGAAAGACGGTTCCTTTCCATTATCTGAGGAGATCACCGAAGTGGGAGACGGAATTCCTCCCGCTTTTTCGGATGGTGTTTCAAACTATGAGATTGAGGAACGGGTTATCGCCAACGGCTACAGCTTCGATTACACACGCGAGGAGCTGAAACGCTTCGCCGACAACGACTCATGGTACAAGAAACTACTAATAGCCTCGAAGACCCAAATCCAGATTTGCGACAAGGGGGAGGAGGAGATTCGGGAGGCGAGGATAGCGGCGAAGGAAGCGTTTCTTCATTACCAGAGGTTGATAACCCACCGGAGGGTGATGGTGGCGGAGGCGAAGCTGGCGTACCGGAAATTGTATCACCAGATGATAAACATAGCGGCTCGCCAGGCTTCCCGCTCGATTCGGAAAATCCAGAAAGTTCTGGGGATCGGCCCGCTCGACGTGGAGAAAGCCGCAAACCAATCTCTAAGGCGGCATTTCGTGCGGCGTATAAAGCAGCAGGCGGAAACGCCTCCATCCTCGCAAGAGCAATTGGACGCAACCCTAGTACCGTTGTCGAGCGAATCGACAACGATCCCGAACTCCGAGCCGACTACCGAAAATTCTCAAAAGAAATCGACGACACGCCTGACGCCGGCCCAAGCGGTGCCGATGTGATGAACCGAAGCGCGGATGACATCCCTCCCGAGGGCGATATGTCGCTCGCCAACGAGGTGATGCAGATGGATCGCGATGCGTACCGCGATGCACTAAAGAAGTATGGAGTGAGTGATCGACAGTTGGACAAGCTTAGGGCGTTGGATGGGCTCGCGAAAAACGCCGGACATTTGCTGTCGATCAGCCTCCAGATGACGCACCAGAATTACATCGGCCAACTCCACAATCTGGCGGATGTGGCGGATGAATTAAAGGAGAGGCTTAATCCTGACATGCCATCCGAAGAGTACGCGGCTCTTTCTCGCGCCTACATTGAATGTGTCAAGGAAGCCGGCAAAGGGTACGGCATTATGCTGACTGGCACGGAGGCTATGGTGCGGATGATGGCAGCTGCAAAGGGTAGAAGTCCGAGCGACACCAAAACCACGCATGGCTGGGGTCCAATGAAGAAAGTTAGGGACGCGAAGTAATATGCCCACATCCACAGACGCATTCGATATGTTGGGCGAAATGCTGCGCCCTCCCATGCGCCCGAAGGCGGTTAAGAATAAGACATGGCAGCCAAAGCTTAATCCAGTTCAGAAACAAATCTTCGATTGCGAAGTAAGAAATATTTTAGCGCATGGCGAAAAAGCCAGCGGGAAAACCCAAGGCTGCCTGTTTAGAGTTGTTCGGCACTGTTATGAAAACAGGAATGCACTCGCATTCGTTCTTACCACGGTAAAATCAATGTCGGAAGACGGTGGCGCATGGCATAAGCTGGTAACTGAAATTCTGCCTGATTGGGAGCAGGGGCTAGGGCTTCACTGGAAGCGAGCCAACGACAAACAGCACAACGAGGTTATTTGGGTGCAAAATCAGTATAATGAGTGGTCGCAGATAAAGGGCATCTCTGCACCGCATCCCGACCAGTTGCGCGAACGCTTTCCTGGTCGTGAGCCAAGCTGCGTGTTTGTGGACGAATTAACGCTGTGCTCGACTGACGAATATTTCAAGGCTCCGTCCGCACAGCTTGGCCGTCGTCCATTCGTGGAAGGCGTGCAACAATTCATCTCTGCCTGCAATCCTGCCGGCCCATCGCATTGGGTCCATAACAAGTTTTTCGTCGAGCCGTTCGATGAGGAGAAAGGCGAATGGGACGACAACTACATCACGTTTTATGTGCCGCTATCGGATAACGAGAAGAACCTTCCGCCCGGCTACATTGAGCACCTTCTTGCGACCTACAAGCACGACCCCATTGAATCCGCCCGTCTCATCGGTGGCGAGTGGATCGACCGGCCAAGCGGCGAGAGCCTGTTTCGCGAGATATATAACCAGAACTTGCACGTCCGTCCGCTTGATGGTGACGGCAAGCCGGATCGGCGCTCGTGGCTTCAGCCGGTTAAAAACCATCCGATCATTATTGGCCTCGACCCTGGCAGCTTGAACAACGCCTTCATTTTCATGCAGTGGATACCGGTCGATGGCAACATGAAGTGGGTAATTTTCGATGAGTTGGTGACGCTGAGAAAGCGAATCGACTACACTGATTTCATTCCAATGGTGGCGCGACGGGTCAAATTCTGGCGAGAGACTATTGGTGCCAGCGAAAAGGAGCTGCCGCAGGTGTGGATTTCCGACAATAGCGCCTTCAACCAGTACCGCGCCGCCAGTGGCAGCTATGACGTGCTGGAAATTGAGCGTATTTATGACGCCTGCCGGGGGAAGTACGGACTGGAGGCGATGAACAAGATCAAGCCGGCTCCCAAGTTCAACGATTCGGTGCCAATCCGCGTGCAAATGCTGCAACGACTGCTGGCGAACGACGAATTCGTGGTCAGTTCCCGCTGCGTCAAAGTACAAGGGATGCTTCTCCAATTGGAGGCGCAGAAGCAGAAGCCGGGCACCGCGTTCGATCCAAGCTTGGCGCTCAAACCTCGCCGCAGCGACCACCTGCACGTTTTTGACGCCCTTACCTACCCCATGATAACCGCCAGCATCAACCCTCACGCCCTCCAAGCCAATCGCGGCATGGGTCAATCACTGGTGAGCATGGGTTAATTAGGATGCCGCACTGGTTAACTAATTAGCATTGCACAACTCGTTGAATTCCTCCATCCAGTCTTAGCCCCGCAACCACCCAAATTATGAGCACTGTAGTCATTATCCCGCTGGACCACAACAAGGACGTTGCGGCACTTGTGGCCGACAAACAACCTGGCGAAAAGATTTATGCCTGTGGCACGATCAAGGCACTCGATGAGCAAACCCTGACGCTCCGCATCGAAGAAGTTACCGACAACAAAGAAGACCTTCCCGACAAAGACGGCTACGAAAAGGAAGACGATGAGATGGAAGAGGAATCGAACGGCTCTACGCCGGGCGAAGCCGACGAAGCCATTGAACTCGCCTCACCCGGAGGGCTGGATGCCATCTAATGGAAATAAGCTACGTTCCAACGTTGCTAAACAAGGACAGCGAGGGGCAAACTCCCGCGTCACTGGCCATCGACATTCACTACCTAAACCTAAGGATCGTCGAAAGGTGGACATGGGAAAGGTATCTAAGACTTTGCCAGTACCTCAAAATGACCGAGTACGAGCTGGCATCGCTGGTGAGGCTTCCGCACAAGGCTATCGAAAAGTACCGGGAACGATTTTCCTTGCCGCTCCCTCGTGGTCATGCCGAATCGGTGGCACTCTTGTTAACCATAGTCGAGACACACTTTCTGAAGGGGCTGCGCGATGATGTTATTTTGGAAATATTTCCGAGGATAAATAAATGACTGACCCAAAAGTCCTCGCCCATTTTAACTGCACGAGCGAACGCCTCCGTGAAATCTTCACGTCGAAGGGTCCGGGCGATGTGCTACCCGACGACGCAACCGATGCGCAAAAAGCAGCCGAGGAACGCCGAGCCAAGAACTACAAAATCCGCCGCAAGTTCGAGGAGGAGATTCGCAGCAACGTACTGGAAGGTGTGGCCAACAATGCCCGCAATTCCCGTCCCTGCCAGGCGGTGGACATTGCGTGGGATTCTGCTCCTATCTCCCGTGAGACTGTGCCCCTGATGCTGTGGGCTATGGGAAAGATCGACACGCCAAGGTTGTGGAACGTACTGCGCGATGAACTGGGCGAGACGACTGCCGCCACGTTCATGAAGAAAGACCCGACGAGCGACCGGATGCTGGCTCCTAATCAGGCCCGCATTTGCGACATCAAGATTGATCTGGTGCGGTCCTACATCACTCGTCGCCTTGCTGCGATGGACGCTTTGTGGGCAAATCAGTGGCCCCTTTTCCGTTATGATCCGCGTGGCACCGAGGCCGTGGCCATGCTGCGCGCTGATGCCCTGACCCAGCGCGTTGACATCATGGCTGATGGCTACAATTACCGTCATTTCGGAACTCAATGCCGGCGAGATATGCTGCTTTACGGTCAGTCTATTGCATTCCCCCGTAGTGCGTGGGATCGCCAGATTTCATGGCGATTCAAGCCGACGAATACAGGCGAACCAAGCACTGAGGTTGAAAGCTATATCACCCGCGAAGGCGTGGATTTCGTCAATCCCCACCCCAGTCGCGTGGCCTACGACATGAGTGCGCCGCTCGCCAATATCAACACGGACACGGGGCCGAACTGGCTGTTTTATTGGGATATCACGCGCTACAGTAATTTCTGCGACAATCCTGATAAGTTCTTTAATTTGGACGACATTTGGTTCTCGGAAGGCTGGACCCAGATAACGGCCATGTACCCCGAGTTTTTTGGGTACTATTTCGATCAATGTGTGCTGGCGTGGCCGGATATTACTGGTACTGATCCAACACTCGCCAACGACCGCGTTTCCCAAATCGGCGTCTATGCAACCAAGTGGAAGGATAAGGGCGTTCTGTCAGTCAACTATTTCAAGAAGGTGAATCCAAAAGTTGCTGGTATTGGCGACTACGACGCTGACGTTTGGATCAAGTTCGCGGTGGCTGGCGACGGAACGATTGTCGCCGCTGAGTTTCTTCCTTCTCTGCCCGCTGCATACGGCGCAATCAACTGGAATGACGGCAAGATTGCCAACCAGTCGATGGGTATGGCCCTGCTCGGCTTCCAAGATCAGGCTTCCAACATCCAAAGCCACATGCTCCAGCAGATTCGCACGAGCTTGGTGCAGCTCTGGCTTCTCGACACCGATTCCCTTGACCCAGAGATCATCAAGGAACTGGACAAAAACGCGGCCAACGCGAGCTGGTGGGTGGATGCGAAGGTACTCAAGTATTCTGCCAGTAAGCTATCCAGCCTCGGCATCAGCGACCCCCGCCAGGCGTT